CTTCCACCCAGCGTGATGCGTCCTCTGATTTCATTCCACTAGCAATAGAAAATTTGTCAACCTCCAAGGCTAAATCTTGAAATGCTGTAATTGATTTTTTAGCAAATCCAACAAAAGCAGCTGCACCTGCTATGGCAAATAATCCAGCATTGGCTTTGACTGCATCCATGGCGGACGTTGCGCCCGCTTTGAATTTGCCCATTGTGCCTTCAGCATCGCCAACGGCAGTTCTAAAATTTCCAAAAGCGGCTTTGGCGGCTCGAATACCGTTATCTTGAAATTCGGTGAGAATCGGAATATTGATTGCCATCAGCGTTTAACCCTCATCAGTTCTTGGTTCGCTAAATAGATTACCTCTTTGACGACAGGCTCTAAAGCCTTCTGAAAATCGGGGATCGCTTTTTCGCCACCTGCCCAAACCATACGCGACGGACCGCGACCAATCTTTTCGTTAAGGACGCCAGCAAAGTTTGGACGACCACGCGGACCACCACGGCCTCGATTGCCGCTTTTGCCAGCCATGTCTGCGATCGCGAGGGCCGCACCTTTTGTGCCGACTGTGATGGTCCCGATGGTTTCATATTTCGCGCCTTGTGCAATGTTTCGCTTACGGGCTTTTCGAGTGTTTGTTTTGACAACGATATTCTTTGTTTGACCGTTTTTCCACCCGGTACGCCATTGACCATCCATGCCTCGAGTAGGCGACGACGACGGCACTAACGGTGTGATTGCGTCAACGACAACCTTGCCAAGTTCACGAATCTGCTTGCCGTAAGCCTTGCGCAATTTAGGGTCAATGGAATTGATTGTGCGCAACGCCTCTTTAAGGCCAGTTGGCTTCAGATCAATTCCCAGACTCATCGTCGTTTCGCTTTCTCGTTATCCTCAACAATTAAGCGAACCATCTCGTCCACAACTGACGCTGGACAGTCCATCAAATCCAATGGACTAATACCTGTCCTGATCGCCAGCTGCGCTATGAGGTTGACGGCGCGACCTGCCTGCTTTTGTCTTTTGGGACGAAAGTAATGTCCCCTACCAACTCAATCCATTTGTTGAACACTTCAACGACCACACCGCTAGTGCGGACCGCGTCCCATGCCAACCATGCAAGAGCCTTAAACTTCATGTCCTCAAGAAATTGCCCGACGGACAGTTGCGGGTGATTATCCTCCCACCTACACGCAACACCGTAAGTGATTGGTGCTTCATGTACTTGTCCGTCAAGCATTTCTACTCGTAACGTCATTCCAATCATGTCGGGGCTCCTCTGTTTAGTAGTTGATTAGATCAGGCGGTGGTACGAACCCACGTGCCTCCAGTGGCCGTCAATGTCATTGTATCAAGGGCCCCTGTCTGCGAGTTCACGACCATTGCAGTGTTGATCATCGCATTGGAAATCGTGTAGGTGGGGTTTGAAACGCTGACTGCTGCACTGGTGGGACTGATGACGATGGTGGTGTCGCCGTCGCCGAGTGCGTCATAAATTGTTTTTTCAACAGCGGTTGCGCCGTATTCAAGCAAGATCGTTGCACTGACGCTCACCGTTTGGAGACCTGCCACGAATTTATGTCCAGTGGCTCCCATAACGGTTGCTTCCAGAGAATCGAAGCCTGCGTCCAACGAAATTTGAGTGCAGTTCAAACTGATGTTGGTTGCACCGATGAGCATTTTGCCTGAGCCTTGGTAAACGATTGCCATGTTCTTTTTCCTTTGTTAGTTAGCGTGTCGCTGTGAGTTTGATGGTGAGGTCATAACAGGGGAGGTCTTGCGACCCGATTGTTGCGATGGATGGTTGTCCATTGACGACTGCAATGTCGGAACCAAGGATTGTGTCAACGATGCCGAGGATGTAGTCGGTTGAGTCTTGGTTGCCGGGTGGCGCACCAAGGATTCGAATAGTGATTGTGACGTCGGAAACTTTGGATGTTGGGTTTGCACCAAACGATTCAAACGACGGCAATTCAATGAATACTGTGAGCGGTCGTGCGTTGCGTGGATCGGTGACAGGTTTGAGTCCAAGGGCCGTGAGTGATGCGGCGACCGTGTTGATCGCGTCGGTGAAAATGCCTGCCACATTAAGCCACCTGACTGCGTTTGACGCCAAGCAACTGGTTGACGCGCCCAAGAGTCATTAACGGTGGTCCGCTCATGTCTTGGAACGATGCGTAACTATCTCCAGTTGTTCCACGTTCCCTGTATAAGCCAGCCGCATAGAGCGTGGTTCCAAGCAGTACGGAACCATCAGGGACGGTTGTGAGACTGTCGTGATAGCCAGCCTGTACTCGACGCTTAAAGCACCATGCGTTTGCAGCTGCGACGCAAGTGGTTAGGAAGGCTGTGTCGTTAGCAGTTGCCGACGAAATACCAAGAAATTCTTGAACGGCTCCGATTGTGGTCCAACTGCACGTCTGGGTCCAAGTGACTGAACCTGAAACAGTATCTCGGGCAACATTTGGGTGACCCGGCTGAAGCACCAGCAACTGGTTCAAAATTAGTGCGTCGTAGTCGTATTCGTAATCGCCTTGAATACCGACGCCGATGAAATAGTAAGTCGGTACGGCCTGCACGATATATGTGCCGTTGAAGTTGTTACCGATGCCTGCAATTGTGATTGATTGACCGATAGTGATATCGGTGTTCTCTAAGGTCTGAACCACGGCAATACCGTCTACGCGTTGCGCGTGTGTAACGGTGAATGTTGCCATGGTTCAGATCCTTTCGAGTCGTTTACTTGATCAGGCTGCGTCAACCATTTGGACGAACATGTCGGCGTTCGCCATGAAGGTTGCGGCGTAGCCACGGTATGCAACGGTGCGTCCGAGTTGCGACGGAACTTCAACGCTGACTGCGCCCTTGTTCTGTTCGTAGAACTCGAATCCAGCAGCTGCGCCTGCGGCGTGACCGATGATGAACGTGCCGGGTGTGGTGAAGTTCTTGTCAACGATGAGCGACAAACCGAGCGGGTTGCCATTCCATGTGGTCGCATTTGAAGTGCCAGCGGCGTTCATCGGTGCCAAGGTTGGGAACAACGGACGGCCAGTTGAATCACAAAGGCTGCCAAGTTGGGCCCACACGTCAGGACTAACGAAAGCGTGAGTTGGCAAGTAGTTGCCAGCGGTGCTGATCGTTGCGGCAGCGTTGTAGATGCCAGTGATCGTTGCCTGCGAGTCAGTCGAATCCCAAGACTCGGTCTGTGCGGTTCCGCTGGTGATTGCGGTGCAAGCAAGAAGGTCGGTTGCCTGACCGTATGCGATTGCCAACTGGCGCAACACGATGTCAACGCTTGAAGGATCGGCCCAGTCGATTGATTGTTCGGACAACAGGACGTACGTTCCGACGGTCTGCTTGTCAATGTTGTTGTTGACAACGGTGACAGTTGAAGGGTCCAAAGTAGCAAGCTCAGATCCTTGCACCGTGGCTACTGGCCTCACCGTGAGCACAGGTCGACGGAAAGTGGCTCCCATAGACGGCATGGAACGTGCGCCAATTGCCGAAACGACTGGACGGATCGGATCAAGCGAATCGTAGAGTGGCTGAACAATCGGAGTCGGAAGGACACCCAACAGCGACGGATCGGCAGTCACGTCAGGAGCGGCGGCCTGAAGGCGTGAATTGAACTCTGCGAATTCAGATCCGCCCTGAACAAACTTACTGATGTACTCAGCTGCAGTCGGCATTTTGAATTCGCGCTTGGCGGTTGCATAGATGGGTTGAGTCGCAACAGCGGCTTCAACACTTGTGGGTTCTGACATTTCATCCTCCTCGGATGGTGTTGGTGGGTTTGTTTCTGTTGGGGATTCTGTTTCGTCGGGTTCGGTTTCATCGTCTGCTTGCGCGGCGATGTCACGAATTTCTGCACCCGAAAATGCCGGGACTGCGACCAAAGACAATTCGATTAGAGAAGCCTTAGTCACGACTGTTGCTTTGAGTGTTTTGTCGTAGTGGCTCTCAACTACCTCGGCTCCAACGGAGACCGAATCATAAGCACCTGCTATCACTAATTGGACGGCATCCGCACTGGCCCTAGTCTTGGCAAAAGTTGCAGTGAAGCCAAGACCTTCCTCCATGTCGGCAAGAGCGTTGACGGTTCCGCGTAACTGTGTGAGGTCGTGGCCCTCAATAAGTTTTGCGGCTTTCTGATTGACGTCAAAAGCACCGCGAGCAAACGCGACACGTTGACCGCCTAAAACGGTTGCAGTCACTGGGGCCCACGGAACTGCAATACCAGATATTGACGCGGGCGCGTCCGTTTCTGATTTAGCAAAATCCAGTGTGGGTAGATCGGCGGTAAGTCGAATCATGAAGGCATCTCCTGTGGTGTGCGCATTGACGCAGGGTCCTCAACGGGAACTTCTGCAAGCGAGTTTTCGGCGAGGTAGTCCTCAATATCAAATTCAACATAACGATTCCTTGGCAGTATTGAATTCATTGACAAAGTTTGTTCAATACAATCCAAATATTGTTTTGCGCCAAACAAGTAAAGATCTTGTCGGGCTTGTTGCGCGTTCTGGTATGTGTAACCCTGAACACCAATGCCAAGCAGGTAGGCAGGAACACCAGTGGCCCGAGACAGTTCTAACGCTTGAAATTGACGCGACTCAACCAGTTGTAGTTTGTTCGGGTCACTGGAAAACTCTTTGAAAGTCACGACGCTATTAAGTGCGCCAATGGCACCAACCTGACGGGCGTTACGCCATGCACCAGCAAGTTCGGACAGGTCCTCAGCGGACATTGGTTCCGACGCGTCGGTTTGCTGAAGCCACCCGGCAGCAATCTCATTGACCGCAAAACGATCTGACGATTGCTGAAGTTTCAGGGCCGTAGAGATTGCGCGGTTGCCTGTGTAGAGCAAACCTTGTGTTGGTGCCAAGAACTGGATGACGTCATCAGTGTTCAGTTGGATGCCGTTAAAAAAGATTTCGTTGGACGGTCCGAAACGCTGCGCCGTCTGTTGATCGCCCAAAGTGACCATTGCGGCGGGTAACCATTGAAACGAAAGCGGACGGCCTGTTGCCTGCGACCGTGAAGTAACAAACCAGTAACCCGAGCCCCACAAAATGAGGTCGGTCGCCAACTGAGAGAAAATGAAGTTTCGAGTCACGCGAGGATCAGGCTGATCCATCCACGATTCGTTCTCTAAATAGATTTCCTCGTATTCCTCACCAGTCCATTGCGTCGTGTAGTGCTTGAGTTCTAAGCATCCAACCATTGACGCAATCATCTGAATTGAGCGGGCCACAGTGGGAACAGAGAGGGCCAGTTCTTGTGACGCCCCGACGGAGTAACTGTAGAACTGGCCCACCTGTGCGGCAGAACCTGCTGCAGCCTGTA